TGCGAGCCTGAACGACCCGTTTGAAGAACTCCCCTGCCGATTTAAATTTCATGCCTTCCTCGGCCTGAAGCCGCTGGAATTTCTTCAATTCCGCGTCTTCAAGTTCTTCCGTCGCCACTGCCTTGTTTCGCGCGTCCTGAAACTGCGATTCCAGTGTCTTGAGCGCGTCGCTGCGGCGCATGTAACTGGCCGCCTCTTCGCGCATCTTCTCGGACTTTTCAATATCCTCGGCAGTCGCTTTCGAGTCTTGCAGAATGGCGATGGCCTGCATGTTGAGGTTTTTCGCCAGACCTGCAAAATCATCGCTCGTCTTGACCTCAGTCATGATGGTTACTCCTGTTTTCGATCAATGCGAGTTGTGCTTTCGCCAGTGCCAGCGACCGTCGCCTCTGCAAATCCAGGGACGGAGTGAGTGCGGCCGGCGATTGCTCGTCGCCCGGCGGCTCGGCTAAACGCTGCTCTTGCGGTTTGTTACTGTTGAAAAACATCCATACCGGTTCCCACGGTCGCAGCGCAAGATCTTCCGGAAGACCGTCCACGAACGTAGTCAATGCCTCATCCAGCAAATCGAGCACGACCTGATGCTCCTCGGTCGTGAGTAATCCCATGTACAGCCAATCATCAGCCACGCAGGATACCGACCGATGCAGAGTCGAGCGCAGCATATCGCCGAAGCGTTGAACCGGGCCATCCGGCGTCCACTCCTTGGCTTCGTCGTCGGCGCTCTTGATCGTTGTCGTCATGGTCGCTGCATTCATCGCGAAAATAACCGGGCTGCATTCCCACAGCTCAATTTCGCGGATATTGCGCACGGTGATCTTTTCACCGGCGCGCTCAATCTTGCCGAAATCCTCCTTCAGCGAGATAAAGCCGATCGACCATTCATCAATGATCGCTTCCTGCAAGCGCTGGAAGACCATATACGATTTGTCATAGGCATTGCTGATGAGGAATTTTGATTTAACGAACAGCCCGCCTTTTGCGTCCGGCGTGCGCGCGAGCAGTTCTTCGGGGAGATTGGCGCGTTTGACTTCCTTTGCTTCGATGATGCGAGCTACCACGTCAGTGGTGCTGTCCGTGCGATGATTGTCCAGCACGCGAATGCGCGAGCCGCGTTCGACCAGTGTCTTGCTGAACGCGCCCATATGAATGATGTCCCGGCCATCATCCACGTTGCCCATAATCGAGACAAACGCCTCGACGATCCCTTCGGTATCCGAAATCGTCTCGACCTTGGTTACGAGTGCCGGGAAGTTTTTATATTCACAATCGCCGATTGAGCGGGGACTTTCGCCCATGACACCGCCTCGCCATCGCTGGCGCTCGCGGCGCTCCTTGGGCTTACAAAATCTATTATAGTCGAAATGGGAGAAAAATCAAATTACTTGCGTTCCTCCGGACCCGGACGCCGCTGAGCTGCCGCCCACCACTGCTTCGGATTGTGCGTCGGTCCACTGACGACGGTGAAGACTGGCTGCCCATCCTCCGCCATCGCCACCTCGAACAGGGTGCCGCAACGCCCGCACTTGATTTCCAATTTGCCCTCTGCACCCATGTCCTTAAAAAACAGTTTCTCGCAGCGCGGGCAGCGCACCTCGTGATAGGTATCGGTCATGTCTCACCTATTCGCCCGGCAATATGGCACACCGGCAATTCGCCGTTTCTTCAATCGGAGCGGAAGGATCGCCAGGATACATGAGTTTATTGTCAGTGCCCGATATGAACGGTTCGTCGATAAGTTTCGTCTGATGATTCATGGCCTGATGCGATTCGCGCACGTCACTATCGCCGGCCGTCAGCCACTCCTTATTTGACACGTCCCACGCCTTAAACAGATTGAACGATCCGGCATTCGCCATGCGCGTCAGTTCGGTGCGCGCAATCAGTTCAGTACGATGAATCGGCAACCGTTCCGTCATCCACTCGAAGTCTTCCGGGTTAACGCCGCCACTGATCCACTGGTCGAACAGCAATCGCGTACGGTCCGAAGTCTGCGGGATACTCCAGCCTTCGAACTCGGCTTGCGCCAGTACCTGATGGACGCCTTCGCGAGTAGTCGGTACGATATTGTCCTGGGCGAACTTCAGTTTATAGTCAGCGAACCAGGCTTCGGCCTCGACGTTTGACAGGTTAAAGGTCGTGCCTAATTCTTCGGCCCACATCAGTCCGGCTGCATCGAGGGTCTGTGTCAAAACCGGCGCAAACTCCTCCTGCCAATTCAGCCACGAAATCGAGTCAAAGAACTCGTCAACAGACCGAATAATCGTCTTCCATTGTACCGTCTCTTTTTTGCGATAGGCCGATTTCTCACCCTCTATGATCAGCGCCAGCACTTCGCGTCGATCCTTCTCAAACGCGCGTTCGGTCGCATCGATATAATCCTGACGCTGATCGCTGGTGATGCGCTCCAGTTTCTTTATTCGACGCTCACGAATCGCTTTACGGTCTATCGCGACAACTGCCATCAGGCGATTGGTATCTGGCTGGCCGGCTTCCTGGTCGCCGGATGGCGCTTGTTCGAGCGGCATGTTCGTATCGGATGGCTCACCGGCCGGTTTCGGAGATACTGGCATATTGTTCGATACCGGCATCATGTTCACTGGAATATAACCTACCATACCATCGACGGTAGGCGGGATGGTCAAACCAACCACCTGGGCCGCGATGTCGCGCGGCACACCGGAGACAAACAGGTCACGGAATGACGCAATCAATTCAGGCAGATTTTTTTGAAGCGAGGGCACGCGCGACGAGTCGAATGCCACGAAGCCGCCATCGTCAGTGCGTAGATTGTCACGCAGATCGACTTCGATGATCATCAGTTCCGGCCACATCGTGTCCTGCCAGAATGTTTCTGTCGCTTGCTGGAAATTTGAATTATGCACAACAATGCCATCGGCAATGAATGAATGCCCGCCTTCGACCTCAATATCATATACGTCTTCGATATTTTCGGTGAGCACCTCGCGAACACGGTAGAACCCAAAATCAGGAGACAGCCACGGATTCCGATGGTGCTTACCAGCGCGACGTAGCCGGTCGTTGTTCGCCTCAACACGCTCGCGATACAGCGCATCGCTGAAGGGGATAGCTGCAATATCCGCAGCAGCTGAGGCGGTAATGTAATAAGCCGCGTAGGATCGCATTTTCCCTGGATTGGGCAATGCGGATTCTGCCACAACTGTCGCGCGCACATTCGACGTTTGAATGCCTGCGGATAACAGTAGTTCGCGAATATCACAAACTAAGTCCTCATTACACATACCGAACGTCAGTGCGCCACGCGCATCAATGTACCCATCGCTATCCACGAGACCGGCCAATACACCTAACCGCAGGTCTCTTGTCAGTCTATATATCCATCCTGGAATACGCTTGGTGTGCGCACGTCCACCGAGACCATACTGCTCAAAGGTGCGCATCTGATTGGCAGCAGATGCATTAAAGCTTCGGGTGCTTAAGTTAATATGCGCCTGATCACCATTGTTCTTAAATACCAGACGTTCGACCAAAGAACGATAATCAGAATAGACACGACTGTCTTCAGGTATCGACATGCGCAATTTCCCACGCACCGTATCTACAGTCCCATCACCAAGAATACAACCGAATAACTTCATCATTTCAATAGTCGCAATTGAGCCGTCCGGCAATTTATCCTCGCCCTGTTCTGGCAGATACTGAGGCTGAACAACATAATCACCGGGACGGATGTCTTCCAGTTTCCGCCATTCCAGCGTTGAATGTTTATCTGCATTCCGCCCTGTCATTTTTCCGGGGACGCGAGTCAACACCGGATGATTACCACTAGCGCGCAACATTCGATTACGTGTTCTCAAGACGTAAATCTGTTTCGTCCCTGTTTTTTGCCAGTGCGTAATCATTCGCGGACGAATGTGACCATCCACATTTGACCAGATTATCATTCCTGGCCGCAGGTTGCCCATTGTCATTAAGCCATTAGGGGTACTCACGCGCGCAGTAGCGGGTAGGCAGAATGTTGCACGCTGTAAGCCTGACAATGCACCAATCAGCATCCCCGGCACACCAAAAACGCCCAGGATGCGGGTCTCATCGCGCGCATCCAGATTGACAAAATCCAGGTCCTTGAACGACGGTGTCAGCGGCGTAATTTTGCCGCTCTTGTCGATGATGAATGGTTTAACCCAGCCTTCAGCTCCGCGTCCGTATATCTCCATGATCTGCTGGCGATACATAGCTACGTCTTCGGGATCGAGCGGCACATCGAACGTAATCGCAACCATTGGCGACATGCCGGTTTTCCAGAACAGATTGAGGAACTGCGTAATCATGTTGTCGATGTCGCCCACTTCGGCCGCCGCCGCCATCGGCGACATGCCGTAACCCATGCCCTCCAGCGGATCATTCGGATTCGGGCGCTTGATGTGAATCATGTCATCGGCCATGATTGGAAATACGTTGCGTCCATCGTCACGCGGGTCATACACGAACCCGACAGTGCTATCTGCCTGCGGCACGATGTGCACGCGATCCGGTCGCAGCGAAATCAGTTGGTCAGGCAAACCGCTCAATCGCTGGGTACGATCCTTGTAGATGAAGATGTTGCCAGCAATGTTGTCATAGATCACGTTCTTCTGCATAAACTCCATCATCGACTCATACCGATTCGGGCGACGTGCCAGCAGTGACAGCGGATGCTCTTTTGGCAGAGGATCGGGGTTATCTTCGTCGCCGGTATAGGCGCGCAGGGGAGCCAGTGAAATTGCGCGGGCCTTATAGGTGATAGCCGCATACATGAGCGCATTACGCGAGTAGCCGTGCTTGGCATAGGCCCGGTAATCGATCATTTGACGCTCAGGCTTGTTATTGATTGCCTGCGGCCACAGCGTCGGCAGAGATTTTTCCTCAATCGCCCAACGCGGCGCCGTCAATGTCCCGGTTCGCAGTAATTGAATGGCTTTCGGAAAACGCCGGTAAACGGATTCGATACGAGTGAGTACGCTCATAGAGCTATGATCCCGACGCCTTTCTTTACACCATCGTGAGAAGCGATTGCATAACGCGCCGCATCGACGGCATGGTCATCTTCCTTGACGGGCATCTCTTCGATGTCCTGGGCGCGCCGTCCGCGACTGCTGCTGTCCTTAGGGTACACGTAGGCAACGATTTCGTCAATTAAACCACAGGGTTTTTTGGCAGCATCGCGTGTTGGATCGCGCTGTTCGAGCGCACCACGCAGAAAGGTCATACGCGGCTTCCCGGTCTGACGCAGGCTCAGGCGCTCGCGCACCGCGTCAATACCGGCTTTTACATTATTGTTCGCCTTGTGGGCCCGCACACCCGCCTGCGCATTGAAACGATCGATATAGGCCGGTTCAGCCGGGTCGCACCACCAGTCCCGGCAGTGATAGCGCTCCTGAAGCGTTCGCGCCTTTTCTGCCCACCATTCGATCTGCCGGCCAGTCTGATACACCTCGTGTATCCGACATAGCTGGTCATCCGAACCAACCGCGAAAATCTCAATAACGCCCGGATGCACATAACCCCAATCGACGCCCGCGAAGTAGTATTTGATTTCGAATGGCACCTGATCGACCAGATGCACGGTCGCATCATAATCAGCGTACACAGCGCCCTCGGCCATCACCCAATGCCCCAGGCGAAAGCGCTCCCGGCGCACACCTGTCAGTCGATCCAGTATGCCGAGCACGTAGCGCGTGCCCAGTTCGGTCCAGTCGCCTTTGTCACGATCCCATAGTCGCGGGTTATCGGTATGGTCATTCTG